TCTTTGGCTGGGTGGTTTTGTCTCCCGCACATCCAAGGCTCTTTTAGCGGCATCCCTAGCCCCTTGTGGTGGGGTAAAATCAATCCCATCGTATTTTGCCAACTCAATCCCGCCCATCATTCCCTCAATCAGCATCTTTATGGATGCTGGGTCGAGACTTTCTAAAACCTCTAAACTACTTTTTTTTTGAGAAGTGCCAGCGGGGGCGGTTGGCTGGGGTGTGGGTTCTTGGGGGGTCGAGCCTCCCGAAGCATCCCCGCCTTCGTCTTTCTGGCTTGCGATGCGTTCCTCTTTTGTTGTTGGGATGATATTGCCCTCTTGTATCCCGCCAACGATTAGAACTGCTTGCTCTCTTGAAATTGTTGGGAAGGCCGATGTGATAACTGAAACCGCACCCTCCTTGCTCAAAGCACCAGCGGCAACCGCATTGATGATATTGATGAGGGATGCAACTTGCGCCCCATTGAGAGAGACATCAGACACAATGGGTTCACCAGAGCCTTCGCCACCGCCAGCTTGTCCAGACCTCTGTGCGGCTTGCTGTGCATAGACCAAGCTCTCGACGATATCTGATATCGCCACTGCTGGGATGTCGTACTCTTGAGCTAGTTTCTTAATCAAAGCCGCTTCTTGCGCTCTCTGCCTAAAGGAGCTTTCAAAATCTAGGCCACGCTCACTATAAATATCTGCTGCTGTCCGTAATCCAGTCTTAAATTCCGAGATCGCTGACTGGCTATCTCGAGATAGGTCTATGGAGACATTCGCCCCAAAATTAAAGATACCCTTGGTGGTTCGGCTTCCTACATTATTTTCGATCAACCCACGAGATACCGCATCAGCAAGCACGATATTTTTGATTGGTCGCAGAACCTTGTCGTCGATGAGCTTCTGGTATCTACGGAAAGTGCGCCCTGCTTGTTGCATCTCAAGGCGGGCGGTTGGGCCAGACATAGCGGAAGGGTCAACGGCGAAGCTGTAAGGGATGCCAAGGCCAAGGCAGATATTGCGAAGCAGAATCTTGTGAAACTCTGCGAACGCACCAGAGGGACGGCTCGGCCCATCGGGAAACACAATATCCTCACCCGGCTCTAGGTAGGAGATTTTGCCAGACTCAATCGCTTCTAGCTTGATAGTATCTCCATTAACATTCTCATCGTTTGTGAGCGTGGAGAGGTCGGAGGCATTGTTGTTATTCCTGCGAACAACTGCAGATTGGCTAGAGGCTACTCGTGCCGCCATCTTCTCGAAATTCACAATATCATAAATGTCTGTGCAATCATTTATGGCTGTATGGAAAGCACTTACTCCCCTATATTGATCGATGCGGAGTGGGTCGAATAGGTGAAAGGCTTGGCTTGCTGGAATCGTTGCTTGGAAGGTGTAGAAGTCCCCGATGCTCCTTGAATAAATATCATAAGCCGAGGGTGCGCCAGTCGTGCGGTCAATGTGGATTCCTCCGATTAGGTCGAGGCTTGTATAAACTTTGAAGGGGTCGCCCACTCGGTCTGCTTCGATGCCTTGGAGTTTGAGATCGCCTTCCTTGTCTCGGACTAGGGCAAAAAGAAAGTCGCCATCCCGGAGCATCGACATTATCGCCACTTGCATAAGGGTCGAACCGGTGTGCCTTGTTGAGATGTCGCACTTGTCCCACCACTCTGCCCAGTATGCTTCCACATCGCTATTCACTTCGGGATTCTCTGTTCTGGCTTGGTAGGAGATATTTGCGGCGGTATGGCTGGCAAACTTCATAAGGATAGAGCGAACAAGGCCGACATTCTCTGCCAAGTCCCTCGCCCTTTTCATTAACTCCACTCGGTCGTAGTTGGAACGATAATCTTCCGCACCAGAAAGCGAACTCGGCCCCTTGCGTTCCCTTGTATATTTGACCGCATCGTAAGAGAAGTTGACGAGCTTTTGCCGTGCAATCATACGATTAACTGCCCCCTGCGGGTTCAGAAAGGCAACAGCTTTATCGATTAAGTTTAGCTGGGCTTTTTTCACGAGAAGTTAGCGTAGGTCGTGCGGATACGAGTGCCGTTGACAGACTGGATGGCAAGGGTTAGCTCTGCGATAGTATCACGAACTTCCCCAAGATTCGCCCTAGAAAAAGAGCGTCCCGCTATCGAATAGCTAGACCCAGCCACCGCAATCGCTTCTAGGCAAGTGATATATTTATCACGCAACGAAGTGAGGGTAGCAAGGGGTAGCCCAATGAAATCACCCTTCGCCATTCTCAACCTCCTCTGTCAAACTTGCGGGTGAAACTTTGAGCCGTCCGTGGAGTGCCGCTCCAACGATGTTCATACATTCGCAATCCATCAAATGATTATGCTTCCCAATTTGCTTCCACACAAGTCTTTCCCTGCCAGTCATAGGATTCTTAACTCTCACCTTCACCTCTGCTTCGATATGCACCTTCCAGACATCGGGCGTATCTAGGGCGATGAATCCCTCCTCTTTGAGAAGCTGGGAGAGGATGTCTTTGATTGATGGGTTAGACCATCGCCAAATCGGGCAGAGCTTCCACTTCCACCCTGCCTTTGATTGAACTGCCTTACCGCTGAAGGGGTCGCCATTTGCAATTCGAGCGTATGGCCTTTGAACCTTCTGCTCGTTCACGATCTCGGAGAAGCTGGTCTTGTCTGACCCCACTAACGCTACCCAGCCGTTCTTGCAACAATTCAAATATACATCTCGGGTTTGATCGCCCGAGTCAATTAGAACGCACTTATCCTCAACGCCAAACTCATCTTGCTTTGCCTTTATGTCTCCCCAAGTTTCTAGCCTACCAGCCCACACGAGCCTTGGTTTGCCCTCCAAATCCCAAGCCCTCACAACGCACCAAGCGTGGAAGCCCCCCGCCTCTTGGATGTCGCAACTCATAATTAGCTTATCGCCCATCCTTACTTCGCCCATCTTGTAAGCACCGGGAACGATCTGCATCTTTTCTGATTCGTGTTCCATCCAAGGCTCTGCTAGGACTCGGTTCACAAAATCTTGTAGGCCGATAATGCCGCTGTGCTTATCTTGCAGGAACTTGACCGCCAAGCTCCCGAATGTTACCCACGGAGCGTATAGGCCGTTGAGGTGATACGAGCGTCTGGCTGGTTCGCCCTTGGGATTGGTTGCCCTCCATTCCCCCTCTCGGAGCATCTTGGTTTTCTGTCCGTCTTGAATCTTGCCCTTGCACCCTTCACATTCGTAGTAGGTCGAGGATTTCACTAGGGCGTAATCATAAACGCCATCTTCTATCTTGGCCGCCTCATCCCACTTCACTTGTCCCCAGATTAGTTTTTGTTTTAATCCACAATGAGGGCAAGGCACAAAATAGAAGCGCATATCGCCCTTCTGCCATTCAGCCCAGATTATTGAGTCGGCAGTTGTCGGGGTGCTGGTTGCTATGATTAAGTGATTGGGGTAGGTGCTAACTCGTGCCTCTGCCAACTGCACCGGATTGGCTTCCCTCCCCGAGCCTGCTTGCTCTGGGAACTTGTCCACCTCATCCATACAGAGCAAGGCAATGGAGCGACTAGAAAGAGCCGAGGCACTTGTTCCCGCCCACCATACCGAGCATCGCTTAAAATGTTGCTCTAGGATTTTGATCTTGTCGGTGTTGTCTGGCTTTTCTTTTGCTAGGGCTGGGCAATCGTCCACCATCGGAAGCCAGCGGGTTTCTGTAAATGATCGAGCTAAATGTTCCGAGGGCATCACCCACAAGACCGGACAAGGGCGTTCTGCGATTCTGTAAGCTAGGCCAGCGAGAATCGTTGTGGTCTTTGAGGTCTGCGCTCCCCAGACCAACACCACTCTCCGAATTGAATCATCGCCAAAAGCCTCTAGGGGTTCACGGACATAAGGCGTGAGCGTTGTTGAATACGCTCCGGGTATGTTCGTTACCCTTGCCGAGAGAGTTAGGTTTTTCTCTGCCCATTCTGGTATTGATAGTTGCTCTCTTGGCTCAAAGAAACTTCGGCTGAACGCCCCGATGTTCATCTCTTAACCATATAATCTTTTGCATACGCCCACGCTGGGTTCATATGAATCTTAATATGACACTCGAAGCAAACCGCCAAGAAAAACTCTACCTCATTTAATCTATCCCCGAACCTCCCTCGCCTATGGTGAACTTGGCTCGCCATCTTGCTCTGGCATACTTGGCAGACTGGTGTGTTGCCCAGAAACTTCTCTCGCACATCAGAATAGACCTCGTTCTGCTTTCGCCTCTTGGCAGACACTCGCCGAAGTTTCCCGCCTCGCTTGAGTGGGGTTTTGCGTTTGAGGGGAGAGCGTTTCATTTTGTTTTCCGAATACCAAGGGCATAGATAATAAGAAAAGAGGCATCAAACCAATCCAACTTATGACTTCCTCTGGCAGTTGATAAAATAGTCCATATAAAAAGAATTATTATCAATGGCTCTACCAATTTGAAGATATGGTCGACTGGTGTTTTCATTCGTCAAAGTATGGCAGAATTAATCCTAGCAAGCCGAGGGTGGCAAGGATGATGAGGAAACATTCATTCACTTAAACGCCCCCTCTGCTTTCTGGATGGTAACGAAGATTTGATTGATTCCGTCTTGGATGGCTTGCTTTGCACACTCTGGGTCTGATGGGTTTGCTCTGGCCGCTAGGCTCGAAGGAAGGGCATCCAGAAGCGATCTGATTGCTCCGTGCCACTTCGTTATCCATTCTTGCACTTCCCCCATCCGAACTGTGACTCGGCTCACTTCTTCCCATCGAGCGTGTTCCATTTCTGCTTCTGCGACTCGCTTTTTTGCTTCGCCCCATCCTTGAACTGCCGCCCTCATAGCGACTGGGTTTTTGTTTGTTGCCGCCGTAGCTACCAATGAGTAAGCAACTACCTCGGCGTTCTTGGCTCGATTCAATCTGCCAAGCGAGGTTTTCGATACAGATAACTCGGCATCCGAGTCCTTCGATGGCTCTGAGGAGTTGGGGGATGGTATCAAACTGATCTCGGTCTTGCTCACCCGCTTTTGATTGCTCAACTTCCAACGCTCGGCGGCGTTCACGCTTGTTAGGGGCATCCCAGCCTTTACGAACTTGGAGATTGCCGCCCTTGAGACATTCCACTTTTGAGCGAGGTCGGTTTGCCTTATCATTCTTCACAAGGGCTTCCCGCACGCCAAACACTTCTCGCCCCCTCCACTCTCTGTTTCCTCTGGCATACTGGCCTCCATCATCTTTCTAATCTCCTCTAAGCTAAATCCGGTAATATCCACATCGATCTCCCCCACATCGATTTCTTCCAAGATGTCCTTGAGCTTGGGCATATCAAACTCCCCGCTTAACTTGTTTAAGGCGATATTGGCCGCCTTCTCTTGCGCTTCATCCAACCACACCGCCCACACATCGACCTCATCTTTCCCAAGTGCCGAATAGCACTTTAGCCTTTGATGGCCTCCCACGATGTTGCCAGTCTTGGCGTTCCAAGTGATCGGTTGAAGATTTCCAAGCTCGCTCAAGGATTTTGTAAGCCTGCCCAATGAGTCGGAGGAGATTGTCCGAGGATTGTATTTTGCTGGTGAAAGCTCGGAGATTTTCTTGGAAATTAGGCAAGGATATTTCATTGGTCTAAAAAGTTATGCAGATTTTTACTCTTGTAAGTTGTTAACTAAAAGATTCTTAGGTTAACTCGCGCAAAATAGTCGCGGTGGGAACC